GGAGAAAGGCCAGTGATGACGTAGGTGCCGCACTCCATGGCGGTCAGACCGGAATTGGCTGTGGCTTGAACGAAACCGGCACCGCCGTTGCTGTAGCACAGCTGACCAGCCATGCCAGGCGACGCCGTGACTACCGGCACAGCACCCCATGTCCCTGACAAGGTGAAGCAAATGATTTGCAGCAAATACGCATCACCAACCATAGCATTGGGAAAGGACAATGTTAGAGTGGTACCCACTTGAGTTGCCACTGCTCCTGTCATAGAACCGTACTGGTTCTTGACAGTGGTGACATTCGGGGTGCCAAACGTTCCCGTAGGTCCGGTACCTGTCCAGTGACAATACCCAAAGCGAGCAGGCGATATGCGCGGCCTGAGAAGTTCGATGTCATACGAAACCCAAAGTTCACCAATGTTGAGACCAGCCGCTAATCCAGCGCTGGGTTGTGTAGCAACAAAGAACGTGCCAAGGTCAGTGGTGGTGAGGGGCAGAGGCGACGCACCGCTGCGCAAGTAGTAAGTGTTTTGAGCATTTACACTGCATTCAACACCATAGACCATGTTGCGATCAAAACGAGCGCTGATGGCGAAAGCACTGTTCTCCATCTGGGCCTTGTTCGTGAAATTTTGGGCGGCGGCATTGTACTCCATGGACATGATCGTAGTGCCCATGGCCGTGCCGGCAGCGTAAGAAGAAGCGGAGGAAATGAACTCAAACACCATGCCCCGGACTCGATACTCTTCAAAGTTCTGGGCAATGTTGGCGAGATAGGGAAAGGAGAAGGCAAGACCGGGGTTGATCTCAAAAGCTTCAATGTTAAAAGTTCCAGCAGCACCAGTCAATATGTCCTGCAAATATTCGCGATGTTGGACACGAGTTGACTGAGATGCATTGCCGAACTGAGCATAACCGTTGCCAGAGGCAGAGCCGGGGAAAAGACTATTCACAGATGGCTTGTCGCTGGTGGTGTAGTCGCCAGACCCAACAAGCCTAGAGATCTTCGCGGCGATCGTACGCCCCAGGGCAGAGCCACGAGACGACTGCCCAACAAGCGAGCCCAACTGCGACCCGGCAAAAGATCCTAAGTCCCTCACGGCCCGCTTCACCATAGGCTTGACCACGTCTTGGATCGACTGTGGGGTTGGTCTGGGGCTCCTTTTCGCAGGAGCCAACGCTAGCGTCATCTTTTGGCGTCGACGCGCGCCTTTCTTGTTCTGTTGTTTCGGGAATTGGAAAAGAGAAAACCCGGGCACCCAATCCTGGTACCCGGTCTCCCCGGAACACTGCATCGGCTACGCAGTGATTTTTCACGCCGGGAGCCACTGAAGGCTGACGTGGTCGATGTGTTTGCTGGTCCGCAGCATGGTCCACCGGTACTGATTTCTCACCGAATCTCAGAGATACAATTGCGCCGGCCAAGGCACCTATTAATCTGAGAAACCCGCAGTGTGAAATGACTCTTCGATAACGTCAACTAACTCTTTCTGGGAACTCCCATCGCAGGAGGATGACTGTTTCTCACACAGTCAGGCGGTAACACCACACAGGTTTACCAGGTAGTTTTGTGTCATTTCGGACGCACCATAGTTTATTGTCATTTCGGACGGATGGCAAGCTAACCCGCGCGAGATTTGCGCACCCAAGGGATATAGGTGCGGTGAACATGGGGGTTCAGCTTGCCTTTGTATGGACGAGGCACAGAATCGCTGCAGCAGAGCGCCCACAACTGTGCCGTGACCGGATGTGGGATCGGCCCGATGGCCGGTTGTGGAGTGGTGGGAGTAGGGCACATGGAGGAGGCCCACTCGGGGTAAGATGTCCATTCCCGTGGGATTTCCAGCGGCGTTTGCCCATCCCAGTTGGAACACTGCTCCTCGAACACCAACTGAGAATCCACACAAATAGGGGGCAATTCGGGGCAATGGGAGGCAGCCAAAATCCCACGCATTTCAGGACAGACCGTCCAATTGGGGAATTTCTTGTTGGGTGATTGAATATTGCCGAAATCAATGCCCCACTTTTGGGAAAGGATTTGCCACCCACGAAATTCGGTGATCCCACTGGTGATGCGACCGATGGCTTGGCAGAGTGGGTTGATTATGGGGTGGTGGGGTGCCAAGTACAGTAGTGACAAGGCCTTGGCGCGCCAAAGGAACATGACTTTCGAATGTTTCAATCCATGGCCTCGGACCCACATCAACGATCGGCACAATCGCAGAGTGTTGCACAACTTCCCAGCATAATTTCCTTCGTGGACCACCGGATACATAGTTGTCTTGAGAAAATCTGAACCGCCATTGGAACGGCTGTCGTTATACGCCGAGAATGCCACATTGAGACCCAGAGTGACATCACGGTTGAGAACACTGAGCGGTACAAGCGCATCATCACCTTCCGTGAGGAACCGCAAGTGCTGAGCGCGATTCCACCATGCGTCGAGCGATGGTCGCCCCATCTTGACCCAATGCCCCGTCAAGATGATGCAGATGTTGGTGAGTCCGTTACCGCAAGACGTCCAAAAATCACCACTGCAACGGACAGCAATATGGTAAGTGGCATGACGGGACGAGATGCGTCTTTCATCGTCCATCATGTTGGTGACATATTCCACCACCTCTGGTGACACACAACGTGAGAGAGCGCCGATGATCATGGTACGCTCCGGAGTGCGCATCCAATGCACCAAACCATTTTCGAACCCGGACATGTCTGACGAGGCATGCGGGACATTCGTGACAGCGGACATCTTCTCGTGCAGTTGTGCCTGAGTGAGGTGTTTGATCATCCACTGATCGACGAAAGGGCACTTATAAATCAACTCCATGACTACGAGCGCCGGCCACACGTGGTAATAGTCCAAATCAGACATAACGACAATGTTGCGAGGTTTGTGAAGAGCACCGGGCCCTTTGTGGGAATCCTCCACTTTGACGAACGCACTAGCACGAGTGGCGTTGGAATCAAGTGAAAAGAGGCTGGCGAACGCATTTTTGTATATCTGCTCCCGGCGTTTTTCGGGGATATGTTTCAGAGCTTGGTTGAAGCCCCGACGATGATCTGAGTCGATGAGAGAAGACCAGTCCACTTCATGGTCCATCCACGC